CCGTGGATATAGGGGGGGGTAGTAGGGGGGGGAGAGCGAGCAAGCACGATTGTGCAGGATTGTGCGCTTTTCTCTACCTGCGTTTACTAACGGTTGTGCAATCATTGTGCAGACTCCACGACTACCAAGCCCTCTCTCGGGGTACGGTTTTTGTACGTACCGACCACCTCACGGCGCACCTTGCCAGTCTCCATCAGACGGAACAGGGCCTGCTCGATCAGGCGTGCCTGACGGTGCGGGAACATCTCACGCCGGGACATTTCCTTGACGATGTAGTTCGCCTGCCGGTTGCCGTCGGAGGTAATGATTCCCTGCTTTGCAAAATCCTTAATGGCATCCGTAACCATTTTCTCTGCGCGTCCTGAGTTAATCGTTTTGCGATTATCGTAGGCTTCCTCTTCTGCCTTTTTGAATATCAGACGGACGTGGTCGAACTCCAGCTTCACCTGGTCGAGTCCGCTGTAGTTCGACTTGCGGCGTGACAGGTAGCGGACGTTCTCGTCCTGCGGCGGGTTCTCGTCATCGGGCGGGGTGCGGCCGAAGAACCAGCGCGAGCGGACGGCCGCTTCCCATGCCGTGCTGCCGGCATACTCGCTGCCGCCTATCTTGGCGGGGTGTGCGAGCAGCAGTTGCGCGGTGGGGTGGTGGGCATTGCAGGCGCCGGAGACCCAGTTGACGAATTGGGTGACTTGGTGCCGAACGTTCTCGTCGCCGCCATACATACGGGCCACGTTGTCGAGTATGACCACGTCGGCCTTGTAGTCGGCGACCTGCTCTTGCAGTTCGGTCATCATCTTGGTTGGGGTCAGGTGGCCATAGATGGGTTCGACCAGGCTGCAGTCTCGCCCGGCATAGGACTCGATGATGAGGTTCGAGTAGTCGGTCAGGTCCCGGCGTTGGCCCCATGCAATCTGATACTGCCGGCGCCACAGTTCGTCGTGGTCATCCTCGCCAGCCCACATCAGAACACGCAAGGGGCGCTCGATCTGCTCGAGCCAGCACTCGCCGGTGGCCAGCCCTGCGGCCAGCTGCTGCGCCAGCAGGGTCTTGCCTACGCCACCGGGACCAGCGAGCAGGGTCATGTACCCGAGCCCCAGCCAATGCGGGATGGCCCACTTGCGCTGGGGCGGCTCTGACTTGGATAGGGCACCCCAGTTGAGCGGGGTCCTTCCCTTATCATCGACTGGCGCTGCGCTCGCCTCCAGCGGGTCTACAGGCGGTCCTGCGACCGGTGTCGAGGTCATCCAGCCCTTCTCCTTGGCGGCAGCATAGAGCGTGCCGAGATGCAGCCCGCGGCCGCCGTACCTGCCGAAGGATGCCCAGTGGTAGCGGCAGTCCTCAGCGCTGTCGTAGCTGTCCCCGGTCAATGACCAGGCGTGCCATGCTTCAAACCCTTCGTCTGACCCACCGGACCCGGCGTGGATGGCCATGCCTACACGAATCCAATTTTCGTAACCGTCCGGCGGGATGTGCGTCAGGGCGGCGTCAACTTTGTGACGCTCTATGCGCCAAGTTTCTGGCGCATTACTCGGCAATGGCGCCATGTCACGCTTAGTATCGAACCGTCGCTCGTCGATGAGGCTGGCGGGAAGTGGTGCGACCGGGGTGTCATCGGTCTGCGCGAGATGCGCCGGCCACCAGATGACGTACCCGCCATTTGCCCGCAGGTCGATACCGCGGCGTGCCGTGCCGCCCAGTGTCAGGTCGACACCGGTCATGAACCGCTCAGTCGAGCGGAACAAATAGTGCCGGCCACCGCGGGGGGTCTTGTGGCTGCGAGTGCTGAGCAGAAGCTCGGTGTTCTCTGCCAGCCAATTGTTGGTTGCCTGGTTGGCTTTGTCCGGGTCGTAGTCTACGACCACCAGCCGGGTGGATTGCCCGGTGGGCACGCCGACGAGGGCATCTGGCCACTGGCGCCACCAGTCCCGGATCTGTTGTTCGTCTTGAGTTGCTGCGTGGAAACCCTTGGCGACTCGCGGCCGCTTGTCGGTTCCGCATGGGAACACCGGGAGTTTCTTCGCGATCTCAAGGACTCTATCGATGTCGGCGACGCCGACTGGTCCTGCTTTGGTCTGCATTGTGGCCACGCTCCGTTACTTCGTGGGGTTGGGAAAATTGCCGGGGTGAGTTTTACGCCTGCCCCGGCCCAGACGAACGGGCCGTCTTCCCGAGCTGCTGCTCGAGGAACTCGTCAGTGACGCGCAGTTCGCCATCGGTGATGCGCTCCAGCACCAGCGCCCACTTGAGTGGAACGCTGGCGCCCCAGCGGCTGAGGGCTTGCGGCTTGATGCCCAGTGCCTGAGCGATGGCGTACTTCGACCCATAGTGGGCGACTGCTGCGGCGGTATTCATGGGTGGAGATGATGCACCCTAAAAAAATATTTATCAACCCCTGTTGACATCCGCAAAACGCTCGTTTACATTACGACCCATGGCAGCGATGTGCTGCTCCAACGAGGACGAACCAGATGATCAGCAACAGCAAGCAGAACTGGACCCCCGGCGCCACCGTCAAGGTAGGCTTCCTCACGCTGCGAGTGGTCCGCGCTATCGCCACTCCCGGCGACTTCCGCCCCGACGAGTACATCCTCGAGTCGCTCAAGGGCGACAAACTCTATTCGTTCGTGCCGCACAACGGCCTCGAGCGTATCTACAACTAGTCTCGAAATTATCTACAACCGATGCCACGGAGAACTACGATGACCGACATCAATTCCATCGACCTGAAGACCACCACGCTGCGCATCATTGGCCACGCCGAGAACAGCAGCGGCGGCGCTCCCGTCCTGTGGGAACTGTCTTTGCGCGGCCAGATGCTGGGTCTGTACGCCAACCACGAGTCTGTCTGCAATGCCATGTTGCTGGCTATCCGCAGCGACGAGCAGTTGTACGACATGGTCAACGAACGCTGCGACATCCTGCGCCGCAAGGATGACTTTACCGCCGAACTGGTGGACCGTCAGATCGTGTCTCTGCACAAGGCTCGCATCGCGGAGCTGAACATCCGGAACAAAGGGGTGCCCGAGCAGCTGGTGCAATTTGAAAAGCTCGGCCTGCATTGGGAGACCGTAGTCACCGAAGGCGAGTATTGCGAAAGCCAGTTCTTCTGCGCCACCGACCCTTACGGCAAGTGGATAAACGCCGACGAGCTGCTCGAGGGGAACGACAGCCTGATCGAGGCTCTCTGCGACGCCGCGGTGGAGGCCCTGTGAAAATCACTGTCGACCCCAGCACCCCCGTGGTGCAGCTGGTGCAGGGACTGGCCCGCTGCGGCCTGACCCTGAAGTCCGACGGCAAAGGCGGTCTGGTCATCTGCCAGGCGAACGAGTACCTGCAGGACGGCATTGTGCACGACTCGTTCGTGCCCAAGCACCTGCGCTTTGACCCGAACCCGGAGATCTACCGTGCAGACTTTTGATGACTACGAAATCCTTGCCCTGATGTGGCTGGGGTTGGTGTTCCTGGTCGGCTTCGTTGCCACCATGGTTTCATCTGCCATCGAGCGTTTGCGCCAGCGTCGCAAGCCGATGGCCACTTTCAAGAAGGGGAATCGTAATGTCCGTTGAACAACGCACCGATGGGTGGCTGGCCGAACGTGTCGGCCGCATCACCGCCAGCCGGTTCAAGGCCGTGCTGGCCCGCCTGAAGAACGGCCAGCCGGCGCAGGCTCGTCAGGATTACCTGATGGAACTGGTCTGCGAACGCCTGACCGGGCAGCCGACGCACCACTTCGTCAACCAGGCAATGCAATGGGGCATCGACCAGGAAGAGTTCGCCCGCGTCGCCTATGAGGCGAAGTACGGCGAGACCGTCGAGCAGGCCGGATTCATCGTTGTACTCGATAACCTCAAGGCTGCCGCCGGCGGGAGTCCGGACGGACTGGTTGGGATTGACGGCTGCATCGAGATCAAGGCACCGAACACTCGGACCCATGTCCAGACCATTCTTGATGGGATGCCGGACGAGCACTACGCCCAAGTGCAGGGCGTGATGTGGGTCACTGGCCGGGAATGGTGCGACTTTATTAGCTGGGACCCGCGCGTCCCCGCCGAGTACCAGTTGTTCGTTCAGCGCGTCGAGCGCGACGAGCCGTTCATCGAAATGCTCAAGCGCGAAATTGAGGTATTCGACCGTGAGGTCGAGGCCACCATCCGACAGATTGAGGAGTCGAAGCAATGAATCTTGACCACGCCAATGCGCCGCTGTTCGCGGCCCTTGCCCTCGCCCAGGGCGAGATCGAGAACGCCACCAAGAACTCCGTCAACGGCGGGTTCAGCAAGAACGGCAAGCCGAGCTACGCCGACCTTGCCGAGGTCCTGAACACGGTGCGCCCCACCTTTGCCAAGTACGGGCTGGCCATCGTCCAGTCCACCTCGGCCGAGCCGGGTGTGGTGTTTGTGACCACAGCCATCGTCCACAAGGATGGCGGCTACGTCACCTCGACTGCCAGTTGCGTACCGGCCAAGGCCGACGCTCAGGGCATCGGTGCAGCCACCACCTACCTCCGCCGCTACGGGCTGGCCGCCATGGCTGGCGTGGCGCAGGAAGACGATGACGGCAACTCCGCCTCCCACAATAAGCCTGTCGCCCCGCGCCGCTCGTCTGGCTTGCCGCTGCTGCTGACGGCCATCACGGACGCCGGCACAGACGAGCAGCTCGAGCAGCTGCGCGAACAGATCCGAACGCTGGTCGGTCCTGACCGGGCTGCGGCCATCGATGCTTTCACCAACCGCAAGGCCGCACTCACGGCCAAGGAGTCGAACGAATGAACCTGATTACGATTGCCGGCCGCTTGGGCCGGGACGCCGAACACAAGGTGCTACAGTCCGGGAAGGAGGTGGTGAACTTCGCCGTCGCCGTGGACATCGGTCGGGGCGACAACAAGACCACCCTGTGGATTGACTGCGCCCTGTGGGGCGAGCGGGCCGCCAAACTCCAGCCTTACCTGGTCAAAGGGAAGTCGGTCACGTTGGCCGGCGATTTCAACCTGCGGACCTTCGAGAAGAAGGACGGGTCGGCCGGCGCCACCATCACCTGCGACGTGCAGCGCCTGACGCTACAGGGCGGCCGTGAAGCCGAGCAGACCGAATCCCCCGGCCCTGCCAAGCCTCTCATGACTCCGTCGACGTGGAGCGCTCCCAAGCAGTCCCGCCCGGCGCCACCCACCGAGCAGAGCCTCGATGATGAAATCCCGTTCTGACTACCGTCGGGAACTGGTCGAGGCCGCGGCATCTGCCGCGGTCCGTCTCCTAGACAGTGACCGCACCGGCGTCCGCTGGCCGTTCAATGCCACCCTGAACCTGCTGGAGAGGGCGTGGCTTGAAGGGCACAAGGCCGGGTCCAAACCAAAACCTGAGGAGCTGCGCTGATGGAAACGACAGAGCAGGAACTGGCCCGTCTGCATTCCGAGATCGAGGCACTCAGCATCGATACCGCCCTGTTGCGTGCCGAGAATATCCGGCTGAGGTGGAGGAACAAGTCGCAAATCGAGGAACCTGCGGCTGGCGTGGAAACCGGTGAGCAGGAATTGTCTCGACTGCGCACCACGAATCAGCGATTGCGCGACGAGCTGCTCATCACGGATATGAAGTTGACCAGGTTGAGGGAGGACATTGCCGCAGTGGGGTTGGACACCGAATCCATTCGCAAGGTGGCGGCCGCAATTCGTGGGCAGATGGCATGACTCGAGAAGTCAAGTCTGTAGCCAGTCGATATGGAATGTTGTCTGTCTTGGGGCATGAGCGTGGACTTGGCTGGCGCGTCAGGTGTGACTGCGGCACAGAGCGCTATTTTGATGGCGGGGCTTTGCGGACGGACACCTACAGATCCTGTGGGTGTACCAGGTACAAGCGGCACGCCGCGATGATGAAAGCTCGCCACCAGAAAGCCAAGGCCGTACAGAACTCCCACAAAATCCCGCTGCGGCACCCGAAGAATGGGACGGCCTGCTGGTGCTGTCGGAACAAGACCGGAGCCAGCGCGGCCGTGGCGCTGTGTTACATCTGTCGGGGTGACGCATGAATGCCGACGTTCTGCTTGCCAAATACCGAGAGGCTTGCTCCCGTGCCGATGACACCATCGACGCGCAGCGTGACGGGCTCCGCAGTCAGGCTGAAACCATCGCCGTTCAGCGGCAAATAATTCAGATGCTGCACCAGCAAATTGGCCGGCTGGAGCAGCAGGTTGAGGAACTGAAATCCGGCCTTTAATGGGGGGCACATGAAAGAACTGTTGATATTCGTGGCCGGTTTGGTGACCGGTTTCGTAGTGTGGCACTGGTACTTTTTCAGGGGGGAACGCTGATGGTGACATTTATTATGGTGACGGCCGTTATGCTGACGGCGGCCTGCGTGGCAATTTGGGCACTTATCCTAGGGGTCATCGCCATGGCGGCGGTCAATGGCCTGCGGGATCTGGCAGAAAAATGCACTGGGTCCTGAGGGTGGCAATGTCCGTATCGGTGGCGCTAGCCTGTGTTGTGACGCTTGCCAGCGTCATCCTGCTGGCGCCGTTCGCCCTGGTCAGCTGGTGGTATCGCCGGGCTCGCTGAGTTCTCGCTCGATATACCAAATGGCTTTTCGGAGGGACTCTGTCCCTCCTTTTTCTTTGTGGCGCCATAGGTACTTCAGGGCATTGCCTAGCCGGTAGGCGGTCTCCGGCGGCCATCCCTCAACCATGGCTTCGATGGCCTCAATGCACTCCATGCCGCCAGCCCGCTTGTAGTGGGCGGGGTGGTTCACGTTATCGGTCATTGTAAATTGTCCAGCAGGTGGGCGATTTGCAAGGATGCAATTATCGCCGTCGAAATAATAAACAATAATTATCGATAATCGCTAATTTCCCAAATTTCACTATAGCCGCTCGCCCCGGAACCATGCCACACCATTCACCACTTCCACCAGCTCGGGGTGGATTAGCTGGTGGTCGCGGTAGGTCAGGACGGCAAACCCGCTGCACCAGTTCAGGGGTCCTGCTTGGGTGTAGGTGAACTGGGAGCCTGCCGGGTCGGCCAGTGTGCCAGTGTCCACACCATACCGGCGACCGCGATAGTCACCAAAAGGAGTCGCTTGCAGCTTGTGCAGATGTCCATGGACATAATGTGTCCCTGCCCTGACGGTAGAGTTATAGGCCGAGTGAACCCCGCCGGCCACATGGACATGGCGCACCACGGTCCATCCATCCGTGCCCTGGTTGATGTGAACCGCGAACGCACCACGCCAGCGAGGCAGGAAGTCAAACAGACTGGTGCCGTGCACGCCCTCGAGCGCCGGCGCGTTCGCCGCGATGTAGTTCTCGAACCGGGAGTCATGGTTCCCGAGTGTGCGCAGCAGCTGCGCTTTTGGGGCGGCCTTCTCAATTTCCCGCATCCGCAGGCAGACCACCTCAATCTCTTCCTTCACCGATGGCCGCTGCTCCCAGCCCATGCGGGGGTGGCGGCTGATGGTGGCGCCATCGAACACGTCCCCATTGGCGATAATCAAAGCAGGTTTTAACTGTTGCGCCAATTTAAGCAAGGCGCGGTGCGCGACGGTCGGTTCGCCGGGCCAGTAGTGGGCGTCCGAAAATACCAGCACCGTGCCGTCCTTCACTTCGGCTGGGATGACCTGCTCAAGGTGGGTGGCGCGGATTTCGGCGGTTTTCTCAACTGCTGCCCGGACAGAATCCGGCCCGGCTGCGCTGCGCTTTTTGGTGACGCGAGTCTTGAGCACAATCCCGTGCCGCGCCTCTACGCTGACGCGCCGTTCCATGATGGCACGCGGGGTCATTCCCAGTTCCTGCGCCACCAGCGTCGGCGACTGATGCCTATTCCAGCTGGCAATCAGCTGCTCATCCGTGACTTTTTTAGGCACAGGTCAAAACTCCATTGACGTAATGATTTGATGCAGCAGCCCGCCAATCTGGTCGACGAACTCCTCGTCCTCGTACTTTGGCGAGTTGAGGGCAAAAAGAATGCAGTGCGTGACCTCATGCCAGAAGGTCTGCTCCTGGGCGGATGCGGCCATGCTGGAGCAGACGGCAATGGTCATGGCCGCGGGGTCGAAATAGCCGACGCAGTTCTTTCCGGCTTTCCAGCGCGTCTTAGGAATACGCTTGACGGTGATGGTGTGACCCATCACATGGAACGCCTTGGGAATCTGCGCCCGCCTCGTCTTTGGGGAGGCGGCCACGGCTATCCCTTCCCGTTCCGCTTGTCGACCGTACGCAGGGTGCCGAGGCCGAGCAGGCCAAACAGCAGGCCCATCAGATCGCCAAGGTCCAGCACGGGCGGTGGGGCCCAGCCCTGAACGCCACCGGACCATGCCGCCAGCGGTTGGAACAGGAACTGATAGGCAAGGCCAGCCACGCAGACCCAGCCGGCAGCCGGGCGCCAGCCACCGCGGAACAGGTCAGGGCTGCCCGCCTCGATCTCGTTGATTTTGGTTTGTGCCAGGGCAAGTTGCAGGTCGGCTTCAAGCTGCTTGAAATCGCCGGCCTGCTGGAGCTTGAGCAGCTCGAGTTGGGCGGCGGCTTTGGCCTGCGGGTCAGGCAGGACCTTGTCCAAAATCTTTAGACCGGCATCTAGGATGCCACCAAGGATTGGGGTCATGCTGCCTCCATTGCAGTGGCGATGGTACGCCGTAACCATCCACGACCGTACAGGTCGAAGTTCCTGATTCCGGTGTAAGCAATTACCCTATCGGCAGAGAACCGCGCCACAGCGTCTGGCAGGCGGCTGGCGGCTCGTAGGGTGTTAGGACCAATCAAGCCATCGACCTGCACCGAGCAGGCCTTCTGCAGGAGCCTGATGGCCTTGTCGGTGCCCATGTTCACTGCAGCATCGAACACGCAGATGGCCAATCCGTCGGGCAGCTGGTCGCCCTTGATAGCGTCCCAATAGTCCGTGCGGTAAATATTCGCTGCATCTGCAACCTTTAGGTTGCGAATGTCTAGGTCGGGGTACGCCCGCTGACTGATGCCGAAGTTGGTAATCCCGCCGGGGTCGCGTTCATCGCTGACTAGCCCACCTTCGTGGCGCAGCACCAGTGCCAGCGCCCGGTCAAAGGCGCTCATTTTTTGAGCCGCTGCCAGTGGTAGGCGATGGCGAACACGCCGGCCACAATAGCCACCAGTGCGGCCAGCAGCTGGAATATGGGCAGGGTATCGGTGGCAACAGAGGCCAGCCAGCCGAGCGAACTGGTGGCGGCAGCAGCATCGGCCACCCTAGTGCTTGCTGGGTTACTCATCTTCGCCGCCTCCGTGCTCTTTTACGTCCAACAGCGAATACCGCTCGAGCAGCCGGCGGCCCTTGGCCACGGCAGTTCGTTTGTCGCCGCGGTGGCCCCACGCCTCGAGGGACAGCTTTAGCCTGGTCTTCTCGCCATCCTTGAAGAGCGGCCCTTTCGAGCTGCCCATGCGGACGAGGAACGCGCCCTTGCGCTTGAGGTCATCCTCGCTCTTTGGTGCACCCTTGACTGGCGGCCGCAGTTCGCCACCAGTCTCGGCATGGTACGAGGCTCGACCCTTGGCGTTCAGCCCGCCCTCGGGGTCCTGCCCTTCCTTGCGCTGCCAAGCGGCCGTTTTCATGGCTTTCTGACCCGTGCTCGCAAAGTACCAGACGCAAGGTCAATGGCACCGCCAGTCTCATTCTGGAACCTGACGCTGACTGTGTCATTTGCGCTGACCCATGCCGTCACAGTAATGCCCTGCAAATCCAAACTGAATGACGCCTCAGCGTAATCGCCAAGTCGAGCACCAGTGACAGTGACAGTGGTGGTAGCGCCAGCACCATCGAGTAGGTTTGCTGGGTCATACGTTGCAGATCCGCTTGGCCCAAGGTGATTGCTGGATGAGGTGACGTAATACCCGGTAGAGAAACTTCCGCCAGATAGGGCAAAGGTTACAAATCCTTTGCCTCCTCCTGGAATCACGCCAACACTAGTTACAGTAACAGCATTGATTGATGTATCAACCTTTGAAACGGTTACTTCATGTCCAACAGGGTAGGCAGATGGAGTGGTTGGTGATGCAAAATATGGAGTAATAGTTACCGCACCAGCAGATGCGTCAACCAAAATTATTTCGTCGCCTTGTTTTGCTGCGTACGTCGTTGGACCAATAATCTCAACGCACGCTTTGTCATTTTTAGTTCTTGCATTTACGTTGCCAAGCGTAAAAGAGTTAGTTCTTAAATCTGTAAATGCAGTGACTGGTCTACCGGATGAAAGGTTATCAATGCGTACAACATCAAATTCCGTGACAGTCCACACAACACTGCCATCTGCCACAGTTCCAGTTTCAGGCCATGTTGGTTCAACTGCGCCAGTGGTTCCACCGGTCGTTGCGACATACAACTTTGCCGTACCAGACGGGGCATTTTTATTGATTGCGTAATTCAGTGCTCTTGCTGAATTAGCCTGCCATGAACTGTTAAGCGCCGGAAGTTGCACGTTTCCAAATATAACGGGAGGCTGCGTTTGCGAACCATAGAAAAATCGCAGTGACTCAGTTCTGCAGCCGCTTACAACTATTGGTTCTTTTGCGCCAGTCGTTCCGGTAAAGATGTCGTAGCCATTATTAAGAATTTGAGTATATGAGGTCGTGCTTTGAAATCCGACGGAATAAAACGCGACAGACCCTGCGTAATTTGCAGCTCCATGCTTGGAATAACTTTGAAAGTTTCCGCCAACAATAGTATTGTTTAGCGCGTTAAAACCATTTACTAGAAAACACGCTTCGGTTGCACCGTACCAAGTGCAGCCAATCCATATATTTTCGCTGCCTTGACCAGAGGCTCCACCCTGCCTGCAAACGGCAAACGCATATGTAGCAATGCCGCTTCCTTGGAACGCGCATTCCATGAAAATATTTCCCTGAACTCCCTGAGTATTTACGCCATCGTAATTACCGTCGAGTTCAAAGGTTGCTTTGTTGACAAGCGCAGTTCCGCTAGTTCTAAACGTCAAGCCTTTAAATACACTTCGCCACAAACCATTGCACTGAACCGCAACATTTCCGTTTACGGCATCAATCATTGTTCGGTCAGAACCGTCGCCAAACATTCCAATGCCTTTGGCATTGGTAATTGTAAGAGCGGATGTGGTTTTATAAATTCCGGGCGGAAAATAAATCATTCCGCTGCCGCGAGAAACCACTTCATTAATTGCTTTTTGAATGGCCGTCGTGTCATCGGTAGAACCGTTTCCGACTGCTCCAAAGTCTTTGACGCTGACAGTTTCGCGTAGCTTTGTTTGCACCGTACTGATTACAGCGCCAACACCAGCGGGCAAATAACTGACGTTTGCAGAGCTTCCTGCAGGCAAAGCATTCAACGTGTCGATGATCTGCACGGTCGAGTCGATGTCAGCTAAGGAACTAGTGCTGACTGTCGGGTTGCCATTGGCATCAAACCCCAGCGCCTTGCTGGCACGAGTAGCCTTGACCGGCAAGGTCATGGCGGGACTGCCGGTGTCGGTCAGCGGGGCGCGAATGGCAAACTGGTCGGCCAGCGCCAGCTGCTTGGCCTGAACCTGCAGGGCATCGAAGTCGGCCTCGAGGACCTCAGCCGGCAACAGCCCGAATTTGGTGTATTTGTTGGTGTTGCGGCTGTAGGCAAGGTTGCCGAGGATAGTGACAATGTCGCCGGCCGTCCTGCCCGTGACGAAGGTCAGCGAACCGCCGCCGGTGGTGTTAGCCCCGGTCAGGGTGTAGTCCGTGGTCAGGGTCTTGAGCGTGCCATTGACGTACACCGCCAGATCAGCATTGGCGAGGAACTCGAACGGGACGGTGAACACCGTCTGGCTCGCGGTCGCGGTGTATTGAATGCGAGGCGTCGTAGCCCCAATCGTCGGATTAGCCATCAACGCCTCCAGCCCGGAAATCGGGCAATGTCGGAGAGGCGCTTGGCGCTCGTTCTTATGGGGGGAAGCCTACCCTCCCCCCGGCCTGCGGGCTATGGCGCCTCTATAACTGCCTCGGCGCCGAACATCTTCTTCTGTTTCAGGAGGCGGCGGTCGGCCAGCCGGTCGGAGAAACCGGGGTTGTTCTGCTCGAGCATGGCACGACCCACTTGGTCAGCCACGTTCTGAACCTGCTTGATAAGCACCACCCGGTAATCCGGGGTGGCCAGCTGGTACGCCTGCGAATCAAACAAATCCTGCAGGTGCTCCTTGAAGGTGAGCCCATCCGGCAGGGGGTCGCGGCGGCTGTACGTCACCAGCTCGTCGTACTCCTCGACCGTCAGCTTCAGGTTCTCGATGCGTCGACCAGGCATTGCGACCGGGACCGTGCGGGTCTGATTTATGACCGACAGCACCTCATCCATGACCGGGTCGCCCTTGGTGGTGCTCTCAGGGAATGGAGACATGACGCCCATCAGGGAGCCACCCTTGCGGTACATCGGCTCGCCGAATATGTCACGCCGCGGGGGTGCCTTTTCGCTCCAGCCGGGAATACCACTGGACGCAGCGAGCTTGTCAGACAAGGTCCACGCCTCGCGGATTACCGGGTCCTGAATCTGGGCAGCCTGCCGGCGGAAGGCGGAATAGGGAATCAGTGCCGTGCCGGTCGAGGTCAGGAACTGGGTCATGTACCGTTTCGGGTCTGCCATGGCCTCCGAGAAGTCGGCCACACCCTGCAGGAAGGTCTTCGACATGGTGTTATTTGCCACGCCGGCCACCACTGCGGCAAGGGCGTCGTTGGTCGCTTGTGCCTCGTCCTTGGTCTCGTCATCGTAATCAAGATAGGCACCGACCTCGACGGCATCCGCGGTGGCGCCGATGACATAGGCCAGCGGCTCGGCACGGGCATAAGACTGGTACGTCACCGTGCCATCCTCGTTCGGGATGGCGAAGCTGTACGGCTGCCAGCCGTCGGCCTCGAGGGCTCGGCGAGCGTCCGGATTCTGCGGGCCGCCGCCGGTGATGGAACCGGAAGCGGCCATGACCGCCACCGTGCCTACCGTCAGGCTGCCCATGGACAGCTTGGCCAGTGCCATGTCACGAGCTCGGCCACCGCCAGCGATATCGCGGCGGACCTTCTCGGAGAACAGCGCCAGCGGGCTGCGCTCCATCAGGCCAGCCTTGAAGATATTGACCGGGGTCTTGATGAACGGGGCAATGAAAAAGGCGCCGGGGGTTTTACTGAGCGCGGCCTGCCACTTCGAGGCTATCGGACCCAGCGGCTCTTGGAACGTCATCACCTGCACCTGGTCTTCGGCGACCGACAGCACCCGCTGCGGCGGGTTCTCCATGAAGTCCTTGATGACCTGGGCAATCTCGTCCTCGGTCATTACCTTGGACTGGGTGACATCCATGGCGTGCAGGTAGGCATTTCGTGCCAGTTCCCCACGGAAGGCCATCATCTTGAAGAACTCGTCCGTCGGGGCCATGACCCGCTCGGTCGGCAGACGGATGGCCGCACCGACCAGATCCAGCGCCGCCGCCACGCTCGGGTGGGGTTGGCTATCGCGGAACAGGTTGGCCGTTGAGATAGCCCGGTCCGTGTGGCCGGTGTACTTCATGGCGGCATCGAGCGCCCGGCCTTCGCGGAACGACTTGGCAGCCACCCGCATCGCATCGCGGAACCCGGTCATCTGGCCAAACAGAATGGCCGAAGCCTCGCCAATCTCGACATGGTCGGCGCCCGGCAGCATCTTGCCAAGGCGGGCAGCGACGGCCGTCTCGAAGACATTCATCATCGAGAACAGGGCATTGCCCTGGGCATTGATGATATGCGTCTTGGGGCCGGACAGCAGCGAATTGATGAACAGCTCCTGCAGGACGCCGGCAACCCGGCTGCGGCTGTACTCGCGGGTGAATCGCCCAATGCCTTCGGCGGTATCGAGCTGTGCGACCATTGCAGCCAGCGCATCGGTATCGGCGCCATGCATGGTATCGACGGCCTGCTGCAACGCCTTGAGGCGCATCGGCTCGTTGTCGATACCGACCGGGATTCCGAACGCATTCAGGGCGCGGCCAGTCTCGGCGCGAGCGCCCATGAACTGGCGCTGGTACTCGTCGTGGAATTGCACCTGCCGGCGAAACTGAAGCCGTTCGATATCGGTGGCTTGCCCGCTAGAAATCTTTTTACCCAGTTGCAGAACTCTATCTGCCGAGGCGTTCAGCACCTGACGAGCGCCGAGGATGACCTCAGGCCGCAGGACGCCGCCAGACTCGCGCTCGAGCACGGCGCGGACAATGTCCTGCTCCATGTTCAGGTCGGCGGCCAGTCCCTTTAGCTGCTCGTTCGAGATGGTCCCACGGCGGGACTCCTCGATGAGCGGGGCATTACGGTCGGCAGCCTCGGCAATGACGGCCTTCACATCGTCCGTCGTGGTGATGGTGTCGAAGTTCGTCTGATGCGTGGCGTCAAGGTCAAACTCGCCGAGGTTCGCCCGGCTCACCGCCCTGGCACGCTCGTCGATGTTGACCTCCGGCATGAGCGGAGACGGCAGGCGCGGAGCGGCAGGAGTGACCGGGACCTCTACAGGCGCCGCAGCGCCCGCAGGAGGCTCGACAACGGCAGCGGCAGGCGTTGGCACGGTAGCGGCAGCAGGGGCCGCAGAAGGCCGCGCAGGGGCTGCAGGCGTGGGGTTGGGAACCTGAGCAGGGGCAGGGCCTGCAATAACCGACGCCGGGGGCGCACCGGGAACGGCAGCAGTCGGCGGGGTAGCAGCGCCAGCAATGGCCGTCGGCAGCGCCTCAGCAGCGGGGCGCGTCACCTTCGCTTCGCGGGCTGCGCGGAGGACCAGCTTGGTTAGGCCAAAGTCAGGCATGGGTCACTTTCCTTAAATTACACGGGGATTTGCTCTTCCCCAAAGTCTTCTGGCAATCCTTCGGGATAAGCCAATCCAATGTAGTTTTCACGAGTAACCGGTAAGCCTGCCTTTTTCAGCAGCTTTACCACATAGTCCTCGCTGCCATCACTTTGCGGCTCTGGCCCATTCTGGGGTTCCGGTGCCTTTGTTGGGGCTTGCTTGGATAACTTCATTCTGGGCCTCTTGAAGTGTCATTTCGCCGTTGCGGTACTTGTTCCAAATCGCATCAATTGATGCTGCGTTCTGGGGCCTTTTCCACTTGTCCGGGAACAATCCGCGCACACCTTCCCAAGTGATTGATTGCAGCTCACGGGGCAGCAGTCCTCGCTCTGCCGCGGCTCGACGGTACGCTTCCAAAATTATACCGTAAGTTCCGTTTACTCCAAGCAGGCTATTCTTTCCGGGACCGCCCTCTCCTACGATGCCGCTTCCGAAGTTGTGAAGAACTTCCCTTGACTTGCCGCTCAGTGGCCGAAGCATTGCCGCGGCAACTGCGTGGGTGTCAATGGTGGCTGCACCACGGGGGTCAAACGGCGCGTAGATGTTGCTGTAGAAGCTGCGAACCTTGTGCATATCACCAAGCAGTCTGCTGATATTTGCAATTTCCGGATTGTCCACAATGGCAACAGCCTTGCCGATTTCGTTCAGAGAGCCCCACGCAATCTTTCGACGGCCACCAGAATCCGTAAGGCGCGGACCTTCAAAGTTTCCTTCCGGACTTACCACAAGGTGATCTGGTGAATTGAATGCCTGGTCATAGGTCCTCAACCACAAAGCCTTTTCTTCTGGCGAAGTTAACTCGCCAAAAGTTTTGTTTCGTACCAAGTCCAAGATTGGTGCATATTTTGCGTCCCATATCTCAGATGCCTTGGCGTCCATCTTGCTATTCCAAGAGAAGTCTCTTTGGTTTCTGCTGATGTCAAGGACACGTTCTGCCAAAGAAACATTCTGAAACCAGTCTTTTTGCGGACTGAGGACAGCAAGAACGCCAGATATAGCCTGATCTGGAAGCTCGTATTTAGGAGCCCACGAATCAACGATGTTTCTTGCACCGACATACCACAGGTGCGAACGGTCCCTGTAGTTTTGAGGCATGGTGTCATGAAGAAACAGTAGATTGCTCTTCATCTGGTCAATCATTTGTTCTGATTGTTGGTCTGGACTCAGACCCTCATCAATTTTGAAGTTTGGATATTGAGACATCATCCCAATATTTTTATCAAATGATTTTGGGTCGCTCTTTGCAACAGAGTAATCAATAAGCAAATTCTGAGAATTTCGGTTTTCTTTGGCATTTATTGCGGTGGGAAGCCTAGTTGAAACAATCCCCGGATTTTGGTCAACAAATGTCTTTATTTCAGGATTGCGAGCAAAGTACTCGGTCAACGGCGTGTTATCCGGGCCAAGCAATTGAGGCACAAGTTCTGGCGTTGAACCGGAACTCCACAAATTGCGGGAACGCTCTGCTATTGCAGCCTGCTCTGGGCTGAGTTTTCTTAAATCAATTGACCCACGTTGCGCCTGCAGTTTGGTAGGCGACGGGGTCGTGGCTGCTAGGTGTGCTGCGCGGAGCGTGGTGCCGCCGACTTTCAGTGCTCCAGCTACTGCAGCGGAACCTGACAAACTGTCCACTACGTTCTTAAATCGACCTTCAAACTCGCCTTCGTTTTCGCGGTTGGTTAGATAGTCGATGTATCGGTTAGATGCCAGACCGTCGGGGCTCACGGCACGCACCAGATCAGCAAAGCGGCCAGCGTGCGGGTCGAACGCGCCGAACATTGTCACGGCCTCAGCGGCTGCACCCTTGGTGATATTTGCCGCCGTGGCGCCAGCCTTCAACCCACCCATGGTCTTGAGTGCCATCGAGAACGGGACCATGAACTGCACGGTGCCTTCGGTCAGATTACCAGCGATACTGTCCTCGCCGGCCAGCTGGCGGCCTGCCTCGGCGCGGCTTTCGTCGCGCAGGCGGGTCAGCGCCTCCTTGATGGGGGCATCGTCCCATGTCGAGCCAGCCAGCGGAGCTGCTGTCGTTGTTGGTGCCGGAACTGCTGAAACTGGGGTTGGTGTGGCTGGTGCCGGCGGCTTCTTCTGCCCTGTGACAATGTCTGCCATGGTGGTCTGGCTGGGTTGCTCGCCCACCACGGCTTCGGTAACGACATCCACGGCGCTTCCCACCGTGTTGTAAACCTGCAGCGCGGCCTCTGCTAATCCTGCCGCCATGCGGTTGGTCATACCCATCGTCTGCACGGCGGTCTTGACGTACCCGGTAAATGCCCTCTGTCCGATGGGACCAAGCATGGCGGCAAACGGCGATTCTTCGCCGGCGGCGTCGGTGGCACGGGCGATGGACAGCTTGCGCTCGAATGCAGCCTCGTCCGGATCTACCGGGGCCGAGGTCATGAACTGAGAGGTCAGGTCCGTCATTGCAGTCTCCCCTGTGCGGCAGTCAGGTTGCTGCTCACGGTAGCGATTTCAGCCTCAATGGTAGCCCTGGCTTCCTTGCCCTTGGTTTCGGCAAGTTGCGCCCGCAATCTGGTCAGACGATTGGTCAGACGGGCCACGTCGTTCTTCGCCTTGAACTTGCTGGTGGTGGTATTGATTACCTGGTCAGCAATGATCAGGGCCTTCGCGTCGCGTTCGGCGGGAGGCACCAGTGCCATGGCGTCGTACCATGCCGTGAGCGCCTCGCCACGCTTGGCGGCAATCTCAGCTGTCAGCAGGGGGTTGGGGATGCCCTGCACGATGCCCAGCGAATTGTCGATGCGCCGACGGGCTTCCTGCGACGGATTGCTGTCCTGCCACCCGCCCAGCCGGGAATCCAGTTTTTCGATGAGCGCACGCTTGGTGGCCCAACTCAAGCGCGGATTGTTGGTAATCTCTTCGCGGGTGTAGGTAAGCAGGTTGGTTTCTACTCGGAACCGCTCGCGGTCATCGTCGCCACCGGGGCCTGCATTCAGCTTCTCCATGAAAACGGTAGCACGACTGGTGCTCAACCCGCGCAGGCGAACGGCCTCGTCAACCATGCCAATCGTCAATCTACCGCGCAGCAGCAGGCTGGTAAGGTCGCGGTCTGCCGCCTCGGCCTCTGCCTTGAACTCGGCATCGCTGCGGGCGCTGGCCTCTCGGTCGGCGGTCTGCAGCAGGTTCAGGCGGTTGAACAAATTACGAGCAACCTGCTGGCGGTCGCCATCATCAAGCGCCGGGTTGGCCAGAATGGCCTTGATGACGTTTACCGGGTTGCCGTTCGGCAGACTGTACTCGGCCTCGAGACGGCCAGCGGCCAGCCATTCGATGCTGTTCCGCAGGTGGTTGTCCTTGAGCGCCTGACCTTCCTTGGGGCTGAACGTGCCATCGGCTACCGAGGCATCGACCATATCTAGGTACGCCTGCCCGGTGGCCTGCGCCTTGGCGATGGAATCGTCTGTGGATTCGAGGAAGTACTTGGACGCCCTGCCCGCCATGACATCGAGACCGGCGGCAATCTGCGTGCGGACCGTCTCCCTCTGCTGCACTCGAGCGGCCGTCGTGATGCGGCTCAGGCCCTCCTGAGAGCGCTCCTGCACCATCTGCTGGATGAACGGACGGGCCTCGGGGATGACGCCTTGCAGCGCCCCGTTGCGGTATCCCTCGACCTTCGCGGTGAACTTGGCGGCATCGGTGCCAGCCTCAACCTCGAACTGGCCCATGGTCTGCTCGATGTCCGAATACTGGGACATGGCATAGGCGCGAATCGCTGAGTCATTGTAGGCGCGACCGTACAGCGTGAAGCTGGACTTCAGTTGCGGAGTGCCAGCTGCGCCAGCTTCAGCACCAGCTGCCTGTGCCTTGGCCTTGATGGCCGGGGCAACCTGCGTCTCGTAGATCTGGTTGGAGAAGTCGCGCAAGCGGTCAGACAGGGTGGCGAAAACCTGCGCCTGCCCGGTATCTTGGGACTGTGCCTGGTAACGGATGAAGCGGTCATAGTCGGCCATGGAGCCCCCTTAGCCGGAAATCTTGGGCACGGTGCCGCCAGAGATGGGCCCCTTGCTGATGCTCTTGCCGGCAGAAATGGCGCTGCCGCCAGCCTTACTGCCAGTGCCGATGGAACTCTTGCTGACTGTAGCGCCCCCGCCCCCGCCGCCAATAGCAGATGCGCCCTGCGCGATGGTGGCAAATGCGCCAATGTTGGCCGTTGTTCGAGCGTTGCGGGCGGCAGCGTTCAACGCGCTGACGCGGCTGGCCGTCATACCCTCGAGGCTCAGGGCATCGAGGTTCGCTTGTCGCTCGGACTCGTTGATGAGCACGCCGGGCGTACCCTCGAGCGTAGCGCCACCCGCAGCTGTCGCTACCTGCCGCTCGGCCATGGCCTGCAGCAGCTTCTGCCGACGAGCTATTTCGGCGTCTCGCGCCTGAGTCTTAGCCTGCTGGGCCTCGGCCTTGTACTGGAACGCCTGTGCCTTGCCGGCCTGTACCTGACCGTAGGCACCGGCGGCGGTTGCGACTGCAAAGAGGATTTCAGCGCCTGACATATGTCACCCGTTGTTGATTTCAGCGACGTATTCAATGGCCAGGAGCTGGAGCGGGAGCGGGTCCTCCTGGGTGAACGTGATGTTCTGCAACCGACCCCACCCGGTCGAGCGATTCTCGAGGATGCCGGAGTACAGGCCGGCGGCCGTGTCCAAGGCATCGACATCCATCTTGCGCTGGCGCGGCGAGCGGCCATTCACCAGCAGGCCCTGCGTGGACTTCACGCGAGTCAGGATGCTGGCAAGGCGGGTGCGCTGCAACTGCGACATTCCGAATTGTGAGGAGTTCATCGATACCGGCAGGGTCGTGATGGTCGTATTGAAGTTGCGACCAATCTCGATCTGCGTAACGTCCTCGGTCAGGGTGAACTGGCCACCGCTCGGGGTCACGTTCTCCAGCACCGCACCATCGCCAAGCACCCGACATTCGATGCCATCTAGGTGGCTGCCGATGGTCCACGTCTGGGCGACTGCATCTTCCTCAAGCAGGATGGTGCTGCCGTTCACTTCCTTGAGCAGATAATCGCCGCTTTCCAGCAAGACTGACCCGGTAAAGTGCTGCTCCGCATCGTCCGTGAAATAGCTGTCATTCAACTGCTCAATGGACCATGCCGGACCAGCAGAGCCAGAACGGCGCACAAGGAAGTACACCTCCTCGCCCAAGGCAGACACCGACAGGAACGCACCGTCAGTCACGAACCGGGTCCACGCCGCAATCGATTCGGCACGCAGGTGATTCAGGACCGCTGCCGTGCCATCGGTGTTGATGAGGTAGACGAGGTTCGTGTCCTCGAGCGCCGAGCTGCGCTGCACGTCCATGTCGAGCGGCGAATCGATGATGTGGCCAGACAGCCGGCTGATGCTGTTGGCGGTATAGGCCGCTTCCACGTCGTTGTACAGGAACTGCTGCAGCCCGCGGGCATAGCGGTCCAGAAACAGCACCGCACCCTCGACCTCGATGGGGTCCGGCGTGGCGCACCCGAAGGTGGTCTGCGGCCGGAAGTTTGAGTTCTCAGGGGTGATGGGGAAGTCAGGAACGAAGAACTCTCCACCCTCGGTGAAAATCATCAGGTGGCGACCCGGCACCACGTTGACGATGGCATTCACCTGGTCGGTGTCCAGCGTCTTCTGGATGCCGTCATCGGCCAGCCCCGAGCCCAACCCGAAGTCGTAATAGCCGTTCGTCTTGGACAGGAACACGGTGGCCGGCTTGGACTTGGACCCGCCGAACACCAGTCGCGACTCGTAGAAACAGACCGACTTTGGCCAGCCACGGGTGGCGCTCCAAGCGTCCTCGGTGCGAACCGAGCCATTCGTGATTCCCGAAACGGCAATGGTTCCGGAACCGCTGGTCGCGTAGCCGGTCATCGTCTGGTAGTTCTTGGCCGACCCACCCGAGAACGTCACCCGGTAGGTGGTGCCGCTGGTATAGGCGCAAGACACCTCGCCGCTGCGCACCACATAGAGCTTGGCCAGCGCCTGCTGGATGCGGTCTGCCGTCGAGGCAGTGGCCGAGGCGTCGTAGGTGATGGCGTCGGTGATGACGTTCTCGAGGTCCAGCTTGAAGGTGTTACCAGTCGTAAACGTGGTGAAGGTGATGTCCTGCACCTCGGAAACCGGAGTCGGGCTGGAACCGTCGTTGTAATCAATCTGCGGCTGGGCATCGAAGGTGATGGCCGTCAGCGTCCAGGCATTGTCTGTCGCTCCACGCACCAGTTTGTATGGCTGGTAGTCCTCGTGGACGATAATCATGGTGTCTGCGGTCTGCGCCCACTTCAGGTCGCGGGCAACTGACACCGGCCACGGGGAGGCGATGTAGTCCAGCCCCGTGCTGTTGATGTTGGCAATTACCTCGGCATCACGGAAGAAGTAAATCCGGTTCTCGGTGAAGCACAGCAGATACTGCTGGTCGGTCGAGTTGTACGCGAACCGCGCCAGCATGGCATTGCCGCCAGCATCGATGGGCAGGTGGTAAATGGAGCGCAGGCCACCGCGCCGGCGCAAGCCGCCGTAGGGCATTACCACCACATTGTCCAGCGTCTCGGCGCCGTTCTCATAGTGCGAGATATCGAGGCGCGAGTGCAGCCGGGGGTCCAGTGCGCCCGAGGTGAAGTTGTTCTTGAACAGGTTGGTCTGAGCCATGCTCAGTACCTGACATCAAGGAACGGGCGGGACAGGAACGGGCGGTTCGGGCGCTGCTGGGCGTCGGCAGCAAGAGCGGCGGCGAACTGCAGCTGCTTCTCCTGCACCAGTGTCCCCTTTGCCTGGGCGCTGGCCGTGATGGAAATGGACATCCGCACCGCCAGCTCGAGCACCAGCAGGCGCACGAAGTAGGGCGGCAGGACGGCCTCATCAACCTTGGCAACGTAGTCCACGGCGAGTTCGCTGGACTGAGCGTAGATCGAGGTGCCGTAGATGTCGTAGTCCTGATCGGGGTAAACCCGCATGACCCGGACGCATTCGGACGGTATCTGGTACTGGTACGCCCACTCGTTGAGCGGAGTAGCCACCAGCTGCGACAGCGTCTGCTTGGTCACGGCAAACCGCCATGGCGCCTTGGACAGCAGGTCGTGATATACCTGGTCGTAGACGTAGTTGGCCGTGATGGCCGACTCGGTGTCCTCGGTCAGCGACTGGAGCGGAGTCTCGCCCAGCTCAATGAGCGCACCATTGACGATGTCGATTTTGGCGGCCACGGTTAGGCCTTGGAATCAAACAGCGACCGAGCCTTCATCGCCTTGGACAGCAGCTTTGTGCCGGTGTCTTCCTTGTTGAAGCGCTTGGCCACCTTCACGGGAATGCCTACGCGCTTGGCGAACTTCGGGTCATGTGCAGCTGCCGCCATCAGGCGGGCTTGGGCTTCGCTAGTGCTGGGCATGGGTGGCCTCCAATGCAGGATACTGCCACCTTGCCGACAGAATCACCCGTCGGCAATGGGCGGCAAGTAACTAGGACGCAGCCAGCAGACCGAGGTTCTTCAGCGCCAATACGATGTCGCTGACCCTGTATGCCTTGGTACCACTGCCGCCGGTGAAGGTCGAGTCATCGCGGACTGTGGTGCCGCTGTTGGCCGTGAACCCGGTGGTGGTGCCGGTCGTGGCCTGCTGCGCTACGGGGGTGGCATTGTAGAACCCCAGCTTCTGCGTGGCCGCCGTGCCGATGGTCAGGCCGGTGGTAAGTCCCATATCTTTATAGACCAAGATACGTTCGCCATCAGATGTTGCGATTCCTGCAGATTCTTGTCCGCGATGTTGAAGTGCATAAAGTCCGTAGAAAGTTAACTTCGCGACTTCTTCGCCTGGTGCCCATACGCCAAAGACTCCACATGCATCTTGCGGACCTTTATCGTCATCAAGAACGTTGTGATTTAGCAATCCATCGGGGCGACGGCTCATGGGGTCATCCTAAGCGGTAGAAGTTCGGTTAAATCAGCGCGTACTCCTGATGCAACGATGAGGCCAGCAGACATTGCATCTGCCCATCTCTTTTCGCCACGAGCGAGTGCCAGCCAAGTCTGGGCATCCATCTCAATGACATTCGGTGGAGTACCGCGAGTATGCGTAGGTCCTTCTCCACATTGCACTGCTGCATATGGCGGAATACGAACTTCAATGGCGCGACCAGGTGCTCGTTCAGTCAAGATAGTAAGGGTCTCTTTTACTTCTGCCAGTACCTGTGGATCGCGCATTGAAATTATCCAAACAACTTCGGGAAAGTCTCGGTATGTGCTTTGCGAAGTTCGGTCAGTGAAATTTTCGCATCGTTGATAACGAGTGAATCTCCCCCAGTTGTTCCGATCTTTGTCAGTGCAATCTTCTGCGCTG